ACTGTTCCTGATCCAGTTAAAGATTCATCAAAAAGATTATTTTTTGACATTACATTTGAACTATCAAAAATAGTAAATGGATTAGAAACTCTTAATCTTCCAAATGCATCATAAGCATTGGATCCATCTCCACCACCAATTACAGTTGGTTCTACATTGACATTATTACATCCAGACATTAACAATGTCCTCCCATACTAAACCAAGTAAATTGTTCCATCTCTTCTTTTAAATCTTTTTGAAAACCAAAGTTTAATTGATTAATTAATGTATTTAATGCATCTAACGTTTGACGTTGTTGAGAAGCATCATACTCTGGTTTTGGTTCTGGAACGTATGCATCAATTTTAGCCATTATCTTCTACCATCTGGTTGTACATCAAGACGTAAAGTTCCATAACGCCAGGATTGATTAATTGCATCATTTTCAATTTTTAAACTCACTAATCTTCCTCTTACTCTTGTATCTACTTTATCCGTAGAAGAGCTAATCGTAAATGGACCTGTTACCGAAGGAAGTGTATTAGAACTAGCTGCGGTATTACTTGGGTAATCACTAAAGAATAAAGTTACTTTTGCATTGCCATTCAATACTTTAAAGTCTGGAATAAATCTTCTTACTTTTAATAAAAATTCTGCATCCCCTGCATTATGCATACTATAATCTCCGGATCTAATAAAAGAAGATATAGCATTAGTTGCTCCCGTATACGTTAATTCATTGGTCCCTATTTCATGTTCGTAATAAATAGAAGAACCTACAAAATAATCAGAATTAACATCGGTAGTTAATCCTTGGACTGTAGGAAAGGTCCCAGCAGCAGCTCTTGTGTATTGAGTTGCTTGTGGGTTAGAATAAACTGCGCTATCCGCATAGGTAGATCTAGATAACGTACCGGTAACCCAAGTTTGTTCTTCATAATTATAAGTTACTACTCTATTAATTTGTGATGAATTTTTACTAGGATAAAACCAGTTAATTTCTGAATATAATGTATTATGAGAAGAGTAAATAATTTCACCAGCATCATAATTAAGTCCAACTGTGTTGTTGTTATTATTAAATACAAAGTCTTCTACTAAACAAGGAATAGTTTTAACGGTACCATCATAAGCGAAAAATCCACCTTCATTAGACATCCAATAAGTAATACCATTAGAATACGTAACAGCATGTTTTCCTATTAAACCACAATTAGTTCCAACTTGACGTAAAGAAAATACATAAGGAGGTCCCACAAATTGTAAAGCAAAGGCAGCGGTATCGGTCAATACCAATAAATAATCTTTTGCATTAATCGCTCCCACAATCTTGCTGCCCGCATCCAGCTGAAACGTTCCTGCTGTATTGGTAGCGGTTGGTGTATATACTTCTGGATCCTCTTGATTCGAAAAACGAATAAACATTCTATTATAAGTAGATGACGTACCAATCGTAGTTTCTGTTCCCATATGAAATAAATGTCTATCTCTATCGGATACAATCGTCATATAAGATGTAGTTGGAGCTCCTGATAAAACCGTTGCTCTTGTTTGTAATGCAGATCCAGATACTGCAATCGGATCCCATTCAAATGTTTTCCCTGCTTGAATCGTTGCAATTAATTTTTGTCCATAATTATCTAGCGACCAGCTTCCAGCTTCAATAGTCACATCACTTGCAGATCTTTCTGTTCCCCAGGTACTAAATCCCCAAGTTAATACTCCCCATCCATATCCATAGGTTTCAATTGCTGGACCAATAAATACATAAGGAAGTAAATCTAAAGTGCCGTCATTGGTTGCACCTGTTCCTGTTTCTGCAGTTGGCATCGTAATTGTAAAAGTATCGTTAGTTGGAACTGTTTTAATCTCAAATACTACATCGTCAAAATCAGCTGCGACATAATCTGTATCCGGTGATGTAAAAGACCCTGCATTCTCAAATGTAATAAAATCTCCTATTACTAAACCATGAGGCGCTGGAGACGTTATAGTAACCGTTGCTGAACCATTAGTAGTAGTTATATCGCAACCTGTTTGAGATTTGGTTGTATCAATAGGGGTAATATCATAAAACTTACCTTCATAATAAACTATTAATAGTTTATTGGTTCCAATAGCTGCGTATCTTCTTCCTTCTAAATCGGTCCATGTATGTTGAGCTCTTGCTGCTCCTACTAAAGTACTATTAACTAAAGATTGCCAACCACCTATTTTTTCTGGTAGTCCATAACGAAAACGTACATTATCCCCATCAATCCACTGTCCTTCAGCTCCTGATGCGGTAAATTGTTTATTAAAACCTGGTTTTATATTTAATAGTTTTAATGGCATAGTTCTCCATATAAATAAAGTGCCAGGATAGATTGGTGTGGTGGAATCTACCCTAGCGTGGGGAAACTATATCACTTCTTAAACCAAGAAGGAAGACCTAAATGAGGACGTTTATCAAACATATTCTCTTTAGATCCTTTAGTTTTTGAATTATTATAATGTAGAAATACTTGAGCGCAATCTTTACCTTCAAATGGTTCTCTCCAATGTTCTAATATATTTCCTCTGTAAACTAACATATCTCCTGGTTGTAAATTAACAGACACACCTTTCATTCCCTCTTTTTGAGAAGGTTCTATAAAGATTGGCCATTTATCTCCACCAAGATTAAGTGTTGTAGATATTTCACAAGAGAATCTGTCTTTGTGACGCTTAAGTTCATCACCTGGTTTATAAATTCTTGCATACGTATAATTAGGATACAACTTTAATCCTGTTGTTTTTTCCATAACAGGTTGAAGTTTTAATAATAAAGTTTCAAATGCCGTATTTGCATATTGAGAATAGGTATTAGGAATTTGTTCATTTGGACTTTCATAGTAACCAATCATCGTTTCAAAAGGAGATATGTATCTTTCTTTAATACAAGTATCATACACTTGTTTCTGCATTGAAAAATAATTGTAAAGAAAAGTTGCAAGATCCGTAGATATTGCTTTTTCAATAACACAAAAATTATCTTTTTTAAAATTGTATTTTTTTGTCATTTATACCTTCTTTGCCATTTCTTTTAATACTGCTGTAATACAAATATGAATAAATCTAAATGGTTTTTTACCATGATCTACTGCATATTCATGTTCCATATACCCTGGAAAGATAATAAGTGTTCCTGGCTTTGGTTTGAAATGAACCAATTCGGTTCCATGAAAAATTCCATTACCAGGTTTCATTTTTAATTTTGTTGTTCTAGCACCTGTTCTTGGCTCATGAAATATTGGATAAGATGTTTCTTCTCCACATTTTAAAAAGTAAAATGCATTGACATGAGTATTCCAATGAATGTGTGCAGCATGGTGTCCTCCACCATTTTTTGAAAATTCTTGAACCCAACTTTGTTCGAAGAAAGTTTGATATTGTTGCATATCAAAACCTTGCCAATCTAAAAATTCCCAACATTTTTGACCTACATAATTATGAAAGTCTTTAAATTTATTATCAAGTGTTAAAGTTGTTGAGTGATGTGAAGTGCCAAAGTCCCCGTTCTTTTTAATGTAATCTTTGTTTCTTTTTTTAGCGTCCTTAATATAAGGATCACTTGCTTTATTTAATGATTTAATAAAGTCAGGTTTTTCTTCAATCCAAATTGGGGTTTTAAAATATTCTAATATTTGCATAACTATCTAAATGGATATCCAAGGTTCCATATTACCAATGAATATCTAGTTCCTCTTGTTACGGGTTGAACACGGTGCCAGACAAAAGATGGAAATACTACGATACTACCTTTAGGTAATATTTCTTTTGAGGTGATGACGTGTTTATCTTCATCTCTCATATGAGGATCGTAAGATCTTGTATCAAATTGAAGTTCACCACCAGTATATTCAGAACCATCAGTTAACTGACAAGTTACAGAAAGCTTTCGAATCATTTTATGGTCAGGTTGCCCTGGTCTATCATAAGGCTTATCCCAAGAATCACAGTGCCAATCATAATATTGATTAAGTTTATATTTTGTAAATTGACATGATTCAGATCGTATCCAATCAAAGTTCCATCCTGCATTTTTATTTGCTTCATGAACATAAGGATGTATTTCTTTATAAATCCAAGTATCATTAAGCCAAACTAAATCTGATTTTCTTTTTCGTTGCATATTTAACACTTGATCTTCATTAAGTTCTTCATGATCAAATCCACCTGTTCTTGCCATAGTTTCTTTTTGTGATAATGCATATTTAATAATGTCATCACATATTCTTGGTGGTATTGCAGACTTAAAAGCCCAATAATAATTAGATAAATTCATAAGTAATGGTTTGTATAAAATTTAATTGATCACT